GCGTACCCTGACCAAGTTGTTCCAAGTTAGAAGCAAGACCAATCTGTGTCTGAATTGGGCTATAACCTGATGTGGCAGCTTGAGAGCCTAAGCCGAACAGACCTGCACCGAACTGAGTCTGAGCACGCCCTTGAGCCATAGCATCAGCAGCCAGTTGAAGGTCTTGTTGAGCCAAAGCATTGTAGTAAGCTTGTTGCTCAGGGTTAGCGTTACCTAAGTTACCACCTTGAGCTGTACTCAGACCACCACGACCTGTGTTGAACAGGTTCTGAGTGATCTTGGACTGAGCCATGTCTCGGCTAGGCTGCAACAGTTGCTGCTGCTTTGCCATCCAATCAGCCGCTGTCTGCTCAGGGGAAGTACCTAAGTACTGCTGACCTAAGTTGAACAGTGACTGAGCACCTTGCAAGCCTTGAGCACCTAAGCCTGCACCACCAGCACTAGCCTGAGCTAGGAACTGATCACGCAAGGCTGCAATGTCAGGAGCTACGTTGTAGCCCGCACCAGTCAGATTACCTTGAGCATCAGTTTGGAAGTTAGAGGAACCGAAGCGGGATGTGATACCCACTGGACGGAACCGTTGAGCGTCAGCAGCAATACGAGCTGCTTCGAGTTGAGCATTAGCGGATGTCTGAGCAGCATCTTCTGCTGAGTTACCACCCATGATACCACCTAATAGACTAGCACCAGCAGCAATCCACGGCATATTAAGCCTCTACTTTCTTCATAGCAGTGCTTTCAGCACCTTTGATTAAAACTTGATCTACTTTATTCACGTCAGTTTCCTCAGTTTGATGAATACAGAACCATGTAGAGTCTTCTAAGGCTACAATGACATGGTTCACGTTCTTCACAATATTGATACAAGCAGGAGCTGTGTATTCTTCTACTTTATCGTCATCCAGTAATACTCTCACCTTACCTTGAGCTAAGATACTCAGGTGGTCATAGTTATGCTGATGCTGACAAGCCATAGCACCTTTAGGGATAAACATCTGCTTGGCGTATAAGCCTTCGCTAAAGTGGTGTTCTATCATGCTGTCAGGCATTTATGCCGTCCGCTTCCACATAGCCACTGTGATGTACGGCTGGAGGTTAGCGTTAGTGCCGCTGGTGCCACCTGTAGAGGTAGTACCTGAGAAGGTATGGCTATGTGCTCCTGCTGATGAAGTCAAAGCACCGGGTTCTGAGAAACTACCATCATAGAAACCAGTTGTTCCTACTGACTGAGACCCAAACGATTGAATCTGACCTGCTGTTGTCGCATGTTGGTGATCACCTACACCTGTGGTTGTTCCACTGTATGTATGAGAGTGGCTTACCAAAACCGTATCTTTACTGCCACCAGTTTCTTCCAAGGCATCAAACAAAGCATCGCTACCGTTCAAGCCTACCATCACTCGACCAGCGCCAAATGCTGTCCAAGTACCAAAGCCAAGCAAGGTAGCAGGGTTGGTAGACACACCAGCATTGATGTAGATAGAACCTACAGGATACAGAGACTGCAACGCTGTGGTCACAAAAGCTGTGGTAGCAATCTGTGAGGTGTTAGTACCTGCTGCTGCTGTAGGTGCTGTAGGAGTACCTGTCAGAGCAGTATCAACACCGTTAGACTTGGTAGCCACAGCCGCTGCAATGTTGTTGAACTCAATATCAATCTCAAGACCTTTAACAATCTTTAGAGGATTGCCTGAAGCTAGAGCATCTTTACTAGCAAAGTTAGTACTTTTAACGTAATCAGTCATTATAAAATCTTCCCGTTCTTAGCCTGAATTTCTAATTTCTGGATACTCAAAGGAGTACCGTTAATATCAGCTTCGTAGCCTGTTTGAATAACCTTACCAGCACCTGTAGGATAAGCTATCAGTGTCTGTAATGAGATACCATCAGAATACTCAGCAGTGGTGTTATACTCAGCTATGTTGTATTCAGAGATACCTTGTGTTGGGATCTTACTTGTCTGAGAATAGAAGTTCTCTTTAAAGTCATATCCCCACTTCATCGTCACATATTGGTTAGTACCACCAATCACCACAATAGAGAGTTTCTTCAAGATTGAGGTAACTGAGGGAGCGCCTAAGTCAGTATGGTTGGTAAAGTACAGCATCCGATAACTTAAACCATCGTCTTGGTGACCGTAGTATTTACCTACATAGCCTTCCTTACCAATCAGTAAATCACGGTTACGCAAGTAGCAGAAGCTCTTAGGTTGGATACTGTCCCAAGTTGTAACCCGAGCAGCACCGTCCTGAAGCATGGCCTTCATGTCAAAACAGTAGACTGTCTTCAGTAGAGGTAATGTCAATAAGTAGAAGGACTCATAAGGACTGTAGATAGACTTAATGTTAGCCAGTGTCTCACCTGCTACAGCACCCATCAAGTCATTACGTACATTCTTAGACAAGTCCCTAAATGGAGCTGACTTCTCTTGGATGGTACGAAGGACACTGCGAACACCTGTATCCGATAGGAAGATGATGTCTGAGCCTGTGTTCTGGATACTGTCACGAGCGATACAGCCAATACCTGTCACTGCATCGGAGAGCTTAAACACTCCTGTAGTCACCACATCCTGAGCACCTGAGTACACCAAGATATTGTTCTTACCAAAGATAAATAAGAATCCGTTGTGAGAGGCCAAGCCTGTTACGTTATCAGCACCGTTAGGCCATACAGAAGTAACATCTAATGAGCCTGTAGAACCACCTGACCACTTGTGACCAGCTAGAATATCAGACCAATAGACAACAGCTTTCTCAGAGTTGGTGTCTGCTATCCACAAGCGACCATAAGCAGACAGAACAATGTTGCCTGCTGGGGGTGTTCCTGACGATCCTGACTTCTCCGAGACTCTACGATACGTTGTAGTACTTACAGCAGGATCAAAGATCAAGGGATCATGTCCACCTTGGAACAAGTACAAGTGTTCATTCAGGCAAGCAATCTGCCAGTTGTTAGCTGTGATGGATGGAGCAGTTCCGCCACCACCGTAGGTCAACTCAGTTAGTGTATTACCTACCAGTTTGAATAGCTTGTTGTTACCTGTACAGATAGTGTACTCAGAACCGTTATCGGTAACCAACTGACCAATGGTTGTGATGTCAGCAGAGCCTAGAGCACCATTGGCAGTGTTTACCTTAGTCCAGCCTTTACGAGCACCTACACGACCGTACTGATCAATGACACAGTTGGTAGCGTTAAGAGCAAAACCTGATGCTAGGTCTAATGAAGAATCTTGAGTGTTCAGGCCATAGAAGCCCGGCGCAGTGATAGCGAATGTTTGGATGGTTTGTGCCATTTACACAGCCTCCCAAGTCTCTTCCTCGATGTACCGTGAAGATTCAATAGCGATATAGTCAGACAAGGAAGCCTTGTACAGAGCATACGCTTCTGAGCTAGGTAAACCGCCATCCTCACCCCGTTCAACCACTGCCCGTGCAAAGGCTCCTAACACTACAGGCTCTTTAGGAGCAAGCATTGTGTCTGAGTCACCTTTGAGTTCATCCTGTGGGATGTACAAGTTAAAGTAAATGTTCAGGTCAGGCTCAGGAACAGGATAGAAGTCTACCTTTGTATCTCCAGTGGTGTGGACACCGTTGAAGTTGTAATACATAGGTCTACCGGGATTCATGTTATTGAGCAGGTAAGCAGACATAGCTTTAGTGCTCAAAGGTTTAATCTCAGCTTTGTTGGTCATGTCCTGAGCATCAATGACCTTGAAGCGACCACCTGTACCAGTCAAGACATAACCGTAAGTATTGGCTATTGTCTCAATGATCAAGGTGTCGGTAAGAGCATTCCAGTTATAGGCATCCTCTACTTGTCGCTTGGCATCATTAATCAACCTACCAACAAGTTTAGATAATACGTTTTCCTGAACGGTAGTTACTTCTGGTTCACGCATACGCACCAGAATATCATTTACAAGTTCAAGGTAAGTAGGCAAAGCCATTATAAGTAACTCCAATAAGTATTAAACATGATCACCAGAGGGATCAAGAGGGTCCAGCACAGGCTCGAAGAACTTAACCACTGCTAACCTGTATCCAGTTGACTCTTTGTGATGACGCTTCAATCGACTTGTGACAGTCAACTCTCGCGGTACTTCCAGCAAGATGATGGTCATCACAAACCAGTTCACCAGTAGGTCTAAGATTAAGCCGATAACCAGAGTAGGGTAGCCAAAGACCTTACCCAAGGTAGTCAGCTTACCCATGTCGCGTACACGCTTGATGTTCATTACTGCGGCGTACCACACATACAAAGCATATGTGATAAGCAGAGATACACCGATGTAGATTAGGGCATTAACCAGCATCAGGCGTCTCCGCAGGAAGTGGCGTGTTGCCCTCGGCCAACCATTTCAGGTACTCGGCGTAGTCTGTGTTGGCAGGATCGAAGGGGATGCTCCAACCGTCTGACCGAAGCACGCTTGAACTTAAACCAGTGCGAGGGTTTTTGACTAACTTATATGAAATCATTTTTATAACTCCGAAGATAAAGTTAAACGTGATGCGGTACTGCCGTTGGTTTGGAGTTGATACATCCTACCGGCGGTTAAACCGCTTGCCACGGTTACAGTCAAAGCTACTACATAGCTATTAGCTGAATCGCTGTTGATGACCACACCAGTTACACCTTGACTACCTGCATATCCATCGTCCAGACGAAACGCTCCAGAGGTAGTAACAGATGGTACTGCCCTCATTTTTACAGGTAGTACCACTGACATATATGACGACGCTGTTGAGGTAATTGCAGGCGACCATGTTGAAATTGACGCATTTGTTGCTTCACCACCAAGCACTAAAGCATACCGCTGGCACTGAATTAACTGGCGACCGTAATCAATTCTTTCAAACGGGGAAGCAACGCTGCCAGCTTCAAGCTGTACGCCTGTGATGTAGAGAGTTGCACCGCTTGTGCCGACGACAGAGGTTGCGCCTGTGGGTGCAAAGTACAAAGCTCCTGCCCATGCATTTGCTGTCCCTGAGTAAGTCGATCCAGAGCCCAAGTTAAACGCCAGTGTTATCCCGCGTCCGTTATCTGTAAGCCATGTTCCAGCCGTGTCGCCGGGGATGGTTACGGTTTTAGTCTCAAACGTATTCGCTGCTGAAATTGTGAACGTGAAAGGGTAAGAGCGGTTCTGAGCGCTGTTTACAAGTGAACCCCCAAAGGTGCCCGTAAGCGAACTACGCACTTGAAAGGAAAGAGTCACTGTCTGTGCGCCAGCCGTGCCCCACCCAAGGTCAGCAACATTAAAGCCTTCAATGTGATGACGAGTCACAAAGAAATCAGAGGCCGCAACACTGACCGCAGATGCCGCAGTGAAACCAAGGTAGTTTGTGAAGCCGCTTGGTGGCGTAACAGAGCCAGCGTTACGCTGAACCGTGAACTTAGAAGCCTGTGTGCCGTTGTACTGCCAGCGGTCAACTGTGTAGTCGTTTGAGGCAGGAGTCACACTCGCCCCAGCATTACGCTGGTCAATGGTCATGCTTCCATTAATTATTCTGTTTCGGAAGCCAAAACCTTCATTGCTAGCTAAGAACGTAGCACGATTACTGGACATACCTGCTAAGGTGGTCAGCTTTGTGTCCGCTGCTTGTTTAGTTGCCAGCGATGCATCCACCTCAGTCTTGGTATAAGCATTAGTAATACCGTAACCAGCAATAGTAGTAGGAGTGCTTGTAACCTTACTCCAAGCCAGTGACGTTAACCATGAAGGGTTAGCGTAAGAGCCTGTGGTTACAACACCGTTGGTAACAGTACCTGCATTGCCTGAGACAGAACCTACAATAGTGTTAGAGAAAGTCTTAACACCTGTGATAGTCTCAGCATCTGTAATATGCACTAGGTTAGCAGGATCAATGCTAGAAGCACTGGAAGCAGCCGCATCGGCAGCATCGTCTGCCTGAGAAGCACTGGTAGCTGCATTCAAGGCATGGTATTTAGCTGAATACTCACCACCAGCTACAGGGCCAGAGGTCTTCGTAGCCCAATCCTGAGCAGACTCAGCAGCAGCAATAGCGGTAACTGAAGCAGCTTCTGCATTAGTCTCTGCTGTCTCTGCGTTGGTTTCAGCAAGTTCAGCGTTAGTCTCTGCTAACTCAGCGTTAGTCTCAGCAGCCAGAGCAGCATCACGAGCAGCCTCAGCAGCTACTTTAGCAGCTTGTGCTTGTACTAAGAATTCTTGATATTCTGTAGTATCTACTTCAGAGGAAGCAGTACCTGTGCCTCCGGGTCCGCGCCAGATGGTCATACAATTATTCCTCGGTAGGAGTTACTTTACGTTTCTTAGGTGCTGCTTCTTCAGCAACGGGTTCCTCTAACACTTCGGTGTATTCATTGTGTTTACGCATTACTTCGGCATCACTCTCGTTGTTAAACTCAACGATATTGCCTGTATGTACACATTTAAATTTAGCCATGATGGTTTGATTTCCTTAAGTTATCTTTATCTATCAAAATCTGCAAGTTATTCTCAACATGCAACCCACATACTGTCTTACCTTGTAAGGGAACAATATGATCTACGTGATGCTTTACGAAACCACCACTAATCCAGTCAAAGTAATGAGCTACGTTATACAAAGACTTGATAGCCTCTAAGTTAGCCCAAGAAGGCGTAGCAGACTTTTTCATGGCTTGATATTTAACAGTGTGGGCGTTCATAACACCTCTATTGTTTTTTTGCCACTTCTTATAGTCAGCAGAAACCTTATCTATGTTCTTCAGTCGCCAAGCACGCTTCTTATCCTTACAGCAAGTCTTACATTTATTCTGTAACCCGTCTGATCGTGTTCTATCCTTACTGAAGCTTTCAATAGGCTTGATTTCAAGACAGCAATAGCATTGTTTCATATCAATTCCTTTCATAGATGTGCTACGTATTATTGTAACACATCTAAAAAAGGAGGTCACTTAAGACCCCCTTAATCACCTACTTACGCAGGAACGGCCAACGCGACTGCTGAGAAATCGCGCAGTTCAGCAGCACCGAACAATGTATCGGCTGTCATTTGAGTGCCCAGATATTCCAACTTGTATTGGGTCTGAGTGCGAACACCCTTCTGCTCAACGAACACTGCGAAGTCACGGTGACCCATCAGTGCGATACGGGTAGCAGTGGAACCGCTAGTGGTATCAGCGTTGGTGGTGACATACACGGGGATACCGTACACGTTACCAATTTCACCTGTACGGATGGTGTTACCACGACCGGCTTCACCAACGAAGGCTTGCTCGGTAAAGCGGTTGATACCCATCAAGGTGTTACGTGTGGAAGGAGGAACGATCAGGAAACGACCATCCATAGGCACATCGTTGTCGTCCAGACGCTGAATGGTGCGGCGGATAGCAGCATCAGTCAAAGCACCAACGCCAGTGTTAGCACCAGCCACATAAGCGGTAGTACCATCAGCACCAGACAGAGCGCCGGAGTAAGCAGAAGTACCGCCACCACCGTTAACGCTACGGCCCAGTTCCAAGATGAAGCTGTCCACTTTACGAGCCAAAGCATAGCCCATGTCATCAGTGTAGAACTGACGCATAGAAGCCAGAGCTTGTGCTTCCACGATGTCTTCGATCAGAACAGAGGCTTCCCAGTGTTGGTTGATCTGCACCAGAGTCTCGGTAGCAGTGTCAGTGTTGAGCACCACTTGAGTCTGAGCAACCTTCTGGTTAGCATTCATACGACCGGGTTTTGGCAGGTGGACGGTATCGCCCTTCTTACCAACGAAGTTCATCTTCTTGATGAGGTTAGCTGCGACCAAGTTCTTCTTGTAAGTAGCGATAATTTCATCACTCCATACTTCGGGGATAAACTTGTCAGCAGTTGTAATTGTTTGATGTCCAGTACCTAAAGGCATAATATACTCCAATAATTTCTAAATTGATTAATTCGCAGCGGAGCGAGAAGTCCTCACTTCGTTGCGGTAACTTTATTTGACTCGACCATCCGCATAAGCACTCATAATTTCAGGTTGGAGTTGCTCATAACGATCAGGGTCGGTCATCTTAAGACGGATTAAATCCGCACGACGATATACTTTCTTTGTAACTTCGCCAGAAC